GTAGTTGCCGAACTCCTCGTCCTTGTCGATCGTGACCCGCCAATCAACGTTCACGGCCTGCACCGACGCCAGCTTGTTCGCCTGGCTCCCCGGAATGTCAGCCGGGTTGTAGCCGCCCGCATAGATCTCGATGTCGCGGCCCTTCACGGCAGCGGGCTTCACCGTCGCCGACGGGTGCACCGTCTGCAGGTAGCTCACCGTGTCCGGGGACGAGTACATAATCCGGATCTTGTCGGTAGCCGGAACCGCAGCGAGGATCGTGAGGGTCGAGATGCCAGCACCAGCGGTGACGGTGCCGACAGCCTCGGTGTAGTCGATGCCCTTCGTCAGACGGTTCCTGCCAGCGGTCACCGACAGCACACGGCGGCCGTCCGCCTCAGCCGACTGGTACGCCGGGTGGGCCGTCACAATGGTCTGGTTCGGGGTGTTCGACCCGACAACCTCCTGCAGGAACACAGGACCGGGGTTGTAGAAGATGGAGTCGCCGCGCAGAGTGGCCGACTGGGTTGCGTTGTCGCGGAGGCCGAACCGGTACGACATCTGCTCCAGGTACAGGAACGGGATCGCGACCGAGTTGACCACGTTGAACGGCGACGCCGCGTTGACACCGGCCTTGAACTGCGACGCGATGTCGATGGGAACGGACGTTGCCAGGTCGAGGCCGCCGCCCGGCACCGACGTGACACCACACAGCATCTGCTCGATCTCGGTGGACGTGTCGAACGACTCCAAGCTGAACGACAGGTCCGGGGTGTCACGAACAGTCGCGACCGACTTGTAGTTTCCGAGTTCGTAAATCTTCTCGGTGGGGATGTTGACCTGACCGGGACCTCCGGTCTGCACACGATCGACAACGACATTGCCGTTGCCAGCGTGGATGATCTGCCCGCCCTTGATCGCCACAGGAGGCTCCCTTCGTCAGCGGTGAACGGCCCCATTGGCGTCAGGGGCTCTCGAAGGGAGACTTCGACTAGGGGCCCCCGAATCGAAGGCGTGAACGGGTGTTACCGCTCGTACATCCACGCCTTCCGGCTGGCCTCACGGACCAGGTGGGCGATGTCGTCGAGAGACTTCTGACCCGGCCTGTACGACCTGTACGCGTTGGCGTAGTCCTCGTGGGCGAGGATCGGTTCGCGGATGACTGCGGTACCGACGAAGTTCTGCTTGTTCCCGCCGTCTTCGAGCATGTCGTCACGTGAGATGTAGTCTCCGCCCCGTCGGAGCCGGATACGGCCACCAGTCGGGATGAACATGTCGGACCGTCGTGACGCCTTGTGCGGGTAGTACGGCTTCCCGGCGTACACACGGTCAGCCGTGACACGGCCGATGGTGCCACCCCACAGGCCCTTCAGTTCACGGCCGACGTGCCCCGTGTACCCCTCCTCGATCTGACGCCAGTACTTCGCGATCGAGTTGTCCAGGAAACTGATCCGGCCCACGTGGTAGCCGAACTCGTCGGAACCACGGTTCCTCGGGTCCGCTGTCACATGCCGCAGACGACGTGAGGACACGTTGCGTCGCAGGATGGAGTGCTCCATGTTGTCCAGCACCTCAGCCTGCAGTTCCCTAGCCCGCTGCGCGTTCTTCACCTTCAGGTCGGCGATCAACTGGGTCGAGTCGCCCAGAGAGTAGAACGTGCCAGGTTTCCCTAACGTCGACCCGGCCGGGTATCGGCCACGGCCACCCTCGCCACGTTTCGGGTAGATGTACCACTCGAAGGACGCCATCAGCCGGTCTTCCGCTCCCGACGGTCAGCCTGCAGACGGGAGTTCAGCTCAGCCATCAACCTGACCGCCTCCTCGTTGACGACGGACCCGTCGGACACCGACGCCTTCAACACATCCAGGCACACGTCATGGTAGGAGATGGTCGCGTTCAGGACCTTCTCCCGCAGCGACTTCTGCTCGTCACGGGTCAGTTTTGGGTACACCTCACGCTCCATGTACTGCATGAGAGACCCGACCATCCGCTTCCGCTGCTCGGTCAGAATGTTCCGAACGAAGTCCTGGCTCATCAGTACACGACCTCGTTGTAGTAGGTGCTGGCAGTGACCTTCACGACCTGCCACTGGATCGAGAAGGTGTGATCCGGTGACATGCGCTCCACGTCCTCGAACTCTATGAGCCATCCAGGAACGGGTGTTGACGTCACCTGGTCCACAACTGGGAGCGTCCTGCCCGCGAACTCGAACCTGCCCAACAGGATGTCGCGGATGTCGCACGCCAACGCTGTGGCCTCACCGTCGGTCTCCATGAACAGGTCGATGAAGAACGGGTAGTCCTGCCTGAACAGTGGCCCACCCAGTTCCTCAGGGTCAGGCATCAGTTCGTTGCCGAGGACGATCGACACCAGCCCAGCGCCCACACCAGACCCCAGCTTCCCGCCCTGCAACGCCGTCGTGGTCTGGAACCTCACCGCTGGCGCACCCAACGGCGTGTTCGCCGGGTCAGTCCAGTCCAACTCGGTCAACCCGGCCTTCACATGCTTCGCGACAGTGGCATGAACGTGCCGCGACGCGTGCCTCAGGAAGTCCACCATCACGTCTCGTCTTCCGCTGTCACATGCACCGTCCACACGTCGATCGCACCCAACGCTACCGGTGGCTCCGTGATCCGGTAGTTGTACTTGTCGCCCCCTATGACGACGTAGTTGAACCCCTTCACCTTCTGGTAGTCCGGGTCCAGGAGAGTGATCTTCACCCTCGTCGCCTGCACATACCCGAACGTCTCCTGCTGGTCGGTCTTGTCGATGAACTCGATCGCCACCGGCACCTGCGTCGACTTCGGGACACGGGCACGACGGGTGGTGGAGTTGAACGGCACCCCGTCGTCGTCGCGCGGTTCGGTGCCCTCCTCGATGTACGTGAAGAACGTGGCCCGGTCGGAAACACGCGTTGGTGCCCCGAACTCCATAGCCGTGTACAGGCCCTTGAGGATCGCGGCCTTATCGAAATCGGGAGGCAGGTTCTTCGCCATCGACTACCCCCTGTACTCGTACCCGTAAAACCCACCGAGCGCAGAGTTAGCCAACGACCTAGACACGTACGCATCCAGCACGTACGTCTTCCGGCCAGACCGACGAGCCAACGTCGTCAGTTCATAGATCCGGGTCCGCATGAACGTCAGTTCGTCACGCAGAATCATCGCTGAACGGCCGGTCTCCGTCTCCACAGAACCGGCCTTGTAGCGGGCCGTCAACGTCAGGTTCCGCATCTGCGCCCTGACAATCTGCATCCCCGCATACAGCACCACCAGTGCACCACCAGCCGCCGACAGTTCCTCACTGACCGTGAACGGTGTCGTAGAAGTGACCGTCAGGTTCGGGAAGAAGCCGTCCAACTGCGCCTGAGCGAACCCGTCCGCGAGCGTCGCAGCCAGGTCCGTGTTCGAGGTGTCAGGGAACACGTCATCGAAAACACCGGGTACCGCGATCTCCCGCTTCAGCGGCTCCACCAGTGTCACGAGATCCGTCATGCCAACAACTTCGGCATAAGACGATGGTAGGCACCTCTCGTCGGGCTGCTTGAGCCTCAGACGGGCCAGTCAAGGTGCCTACCATCGGGTCCCGTCTCGCGTAATGGGAGTCTGGGGGCCGCGAGACGGGAGTTCTACTACCTGGGGTCCTGCTGCTGCATCTCCCGCCAGGTGGCGGTGTCGCCGCCGATGGGCCACCGCTCCGACAACTGGTCAGACAGATGCTTGTCCTGCCACACCGTCGCATGGGCCGGGGCCATGTCCTTCATCCGACGGACGTTCAGCTCGTTCAGTTCCTTCACGTACTCCGCGAACGCGGCGTCTTCCAGAGTGAAAACCATTTTCAGGTCTTCCTCGGTGTGGGTCTGCCGAGACTGGGTCTCCGGGTCACCCTGAGCGTCCTTGTCGACACGCATCAGCATCCCGTTCACAAACGGGTCGAGGCCAGCGTCACGGCACACTTCCTGGTTCCGCTGCCGGTCCATGGTGGTGATCCTCAACCGGTCGCCCACCCCGAACGTGGACATCGACTTGGGTGCGCCGCGATGGTCGGTGATCTCGACCCACACACGGCCCTCAATGCACGACTCCCACACTTCCTCATCTTCACGATGAACCAGAACCCTGGTGGTGGGTGTATCAAAATCGGTCATTTCATCTCCTGTTCCAGAGGAGTCGGGGTAGAGGGTGTTTCAACAAGCAGGCCACAGTCACCGAAAGAAAACTGTGGCGGCTCGTCCTAGGCTCTCCCCAGGCACCATGCCCTCCACCCCGACTGGCTCTATTCAACCACGCCCGTCTACAAGTTTCAGGGTGGCGCAGAATTGGCGTCAACGATCGACACCATCAACGGGCGTTCCCGGGAAGCTACTCGGCCTTCGGCTTACTGCCCACAGCCTGCACCGAAGCCGTCACACCCGTCGGAGTCCACACCCCGAAATAGAACGCGACACCGGTGATGAACGTGACAACCGACGTGAGCAGCGCCTGCTGCCACTCGAACGACGGATCGTTCACGAACTCCGTCAGGAACCCGGAGATGGCCGACAGGCCCAGCAGAAGCATCGACTTCACCAGCGGAGCCGTGGTCACCTTCGTAACCAGACCCACCAGGATCGGGATGAAAATCCCGATGAACATGCTCGCCACCTGCACAGTGGAGATCGACCCTGCGATCGGGTCGATGTCACCGCCCTCAGCCGCCAGGATGATGTCCAACATTTTGGTACTCCTTCTAATCAACTGGATACAACAGGACAAACTCAGCGGACTTCCAGCCTCCGCAGACGCTCCCGCAGAACCTTCCGACGGTCACGGTTCCGTTCCAACGCATCCAACGCCTCCAGATACGCCTTCGCTACCGCAGCAGCCCCCTTGTCCCCATCAGCGACGATGTGACGCAACGACCGACGGAAGTCGTCGTCGTCGTCCTTCAACCGCAACGCCGACGTGATGTGAGGCGTCCTCTGCTTCGGCTTCTCCCACACCGTCACACCGTTCACGTCCTCAGTCCAACCGAGGAACCTCTGCCCCCACGAACGCTCCAGATCCGTGATCCTCGCCGTACCCACCGCGTACGCGCTCGGCCAATCCGTAGACCGGACCAGCCCCTTCCCCAACGACACCGCAGCGTGGCCGTACCCCTTCGACCCGCCAGCGAAATACACCGGCACCCCCGGAGGGACCGAGTTCCGGTCCTTCGTCGGATGCTTCTTCTGCGCCCCGTCCCACGCCGCCTGAGCCGACGGGAACCCCGACCCCACCCCGAACGACATCCTGGTGAACTGTTGACACATCCCAGGCGGCGACCAGCGGGTCTGCGACAACGCCCACAGGATCGCCTCCCTCCCCATGCGTGTCATCCCGTCACCTCCGGGTCCTGGGTGCCGTCAGGGGGTAGCCGATCAGCGTTTCCGGGGTCGTCGGCGTACGGGTCCTCACCCTCAGCCCACTCGTCCTCATCGACGTCCACCACAGGGGCGTCGTCGTCCCATTCCAGGTCGTCCTCACTCAACAGACGTTCATCTCGTGGCGTACTCATACCCGTTACTTCGGACATGAGCAGACCCCACCGCATGAGGGGGGGCCCTTCTGACAGCGGTGGGGCCTACAAATGAAGGAGGCCCCCCAGCCGCACCCGGGGGGCCTCCATTGTCACATCAGACCCTATGGGGTGACAGTCCCGTCGACGATCCGACGAGCTTCCTGAGGACGGTAGATGAGACCACCGCAGTCCATCCGGCCACGGTAGTGCCGGTAGTCCACCGTGTTCTCCTCCCACGACTTCGTCTGCATCCCGCCGTACTTCACGAACGTGCCGACGGTGCCGCCGAACACCCACAGCTCGTTCGCTGGGATGTACGAAGCGCCCGACTCGTCCGCGTAGTTGTTGATCCGGACCACGTTCGCGCCCCGGTACACACCCAGGCGGCCACGACGGCGGATCTCAGCAGTAGCCTCCGGGTCGAACAGCGCCGACGGGTTGGTCACCACGTCGCTGATCTTGTCGACCATCGCCGCACGACCGAGGATCGTCACCGGAGCCTGCGACCCACCGGTGGGCTTCACGTTGTCCTGAACCTCACGGAGCGCGGTGTCCAGGTGGACCTTCGTCAGGCCGGTCGTGGCGTTGACGTAGTACGGGCTGGCCGACGGGATCGCCGCCTGCAGCAGGTTCAGCATCCGACGGTTGACCTCAGCGTCCAGACGCATGTTCGCGAGCGCCACCAGTGACTCGATGGTCTCCGCGTAGTTCGCGCGAAGCTTGTCCGCGAACTCCGACACGTGAAAACCAACCGTGTCACGAGGGAGCGTGAACCGCTCGGTCGTGAGCTGGGTTTCCTCGATGTACCCGCCGCGAGCCGTCCAGAAGACGTTCAGGCCCTTGCGCTCGGTGATGGTGAGCTGATCGAACTCGCCCACCGTCCGCACCTCGAAGTACGTGCCGAACAGGTTGTCGAACTGGAAGCCGTAGTCGAACCTCTGAGCGAGGACGGCGGCCATCTCCTTGTGCCACCGCTCGTTCTCCCAGTTGTCCAGGGCCTCCTGGTTGAGAGCGGCCTTGGCCCTCTCGTACTCCGCGAGTTCCTCCGCACGGGGGCGGCCGAACGGGTCCGCTGCGGACTTGGCCCGCATGAGTTCGTCGATGAGAGTTGTCATGGTTACGCCCCCTTTCAGAAGGTAAGGACTGCTTCGCAGTAGTTGTTGGCGACGAGGGTGACGACCATCCAGGGCTGAGTGGCGTTCTCAACCCACTTCGTGCCGTCCCATCCGAGCCGGTCACCGACGAGAACACCCGTCATGGTCACCAGAGTCACAGCGTCCCGGTGCCGGTCACCCCGGTCGTAGGCCGGTGTGTTCTTGAACCAGACCTTGGTTCCGTCGCCGGACCAGATCGTGGAGAGCTGGTTCCGCTTGGCGATACCGAGGTCGATCGAGTCGTAACCCAGATCCGGTGCCGCCGAGAAGACGTTGCCGAGGTGCGACTCCTCCTGGACCAGCAGGCCGAAGAAGCCTGAGATCGGAACAGCGGCAGCAGCGGCCTGCTTCAGGAAGCCCGGAGCAGCCGGGTCGATCTGTACAGCAGTTCCGAGCAGGAGAGGCGTGCCGGACGCGGGGGTCTTCTGACGACCCTCACGAATCGCCATGGACTCATCCGAACGCCGGAACCCGAAGTTGAGTCCGTAGTCAGATGCCACGTCTCAGCCCTCCTTGGTGGTTGCGGGAGCGACGAACTGACGGAGAAGGAACGACGCGCCAGCGGCGGCCACCTTCTCCTCGCCACCAGCCGACTTGCCCTTCATCGCAGTCTCGCGAGGAACAGCAGGTGTGGTGGTGGTCGTTGTGGTGGTGCCAACGGATGTTGACGCCAGATCGGACACGTAGCCCTCGAAGTTCTCGTCGGACATCGCGACGATCCGTTCGATCCGCTTCTCGTCCTCGAAGAACTTCTCGTCGAGGTGCTTCGCGGACTCACGAACCTTCGTCAGGCGTTCGTCCTTCTTCGCTGCGGCGGCCTCACGGTCCGCGATGTCGGTCTTGAAGGCCGCGAAAGCCTCCTCCGACTGGGTCGCCTTCTGCTCGGCGGCCACCTTCGCTGCGGTCTCGACATCAAGCTTGGTTTCCAGCTCCGCCTTGTCGGACTTGAGCTGGTCCAGCTCGGCAGTCAGGTCAGCCGTCTCACGGTTTACCCGCGCCTCAAGGACCGCGAGGTGTTCCTCCTCCGTGTACGTCTTGTCTGCCATGCCTCCTCCTCACCACTCGTCACGGTCGAGGCATGACGCCTGACCAGCTTTTAGTGGTGCTTCGGCAGAAAACCGATAAATCGAAGTCTCAACGCCCGTTCGCGTCAGGGAGGATCTGTCCTCCACCTCGGGGCGTCAACCCATGTGCCGCAGATGATCCAGCCACGCTTCCCGCAACCGCAGCACATCACCGAAGGATCTATCGTCAAAGGGTCCTCACGCACCAAAATGAAGTCCCGGTCACCCAACTCAAGTTCCGTCGTATGACGGCTGCCGACACGGTGGCAGTAGTGGGTCCAGGTCACATATCTGCGGCCGTCTTCTACGACAAGAGCTGCCTCAGGTTGCATCGCTTCACTTCTTCACGTTCCAGTCATCGGGCAACATCCCGAGAGCGTTCAGTTCACGGGCACGGCGGATGATCCATGCCTTGATCGCCGCCTTGTCGTCAGGGTTCCCCCTGCCGTACGCCTGGATCGCGTTCTTCAGATCAGCAGTGTTCCCGATCGGGTACCGGTCCCCCGCCATCGACGGCTTCCGCTTCCTGGCCTCCGTCGACATGGCCGTGTCACGGTTGGCCCACGTCAGGATCTGCTGGACCATCTGCTCAGCCTCAGGCTTCGTCAGATCCGCTGTCAGCTCATGCTCCTCGATGACCTGCGCGGCAGCACGGACGACCTCCACCTCAGCGTTCTGCCAGCCCGGCTGAACCGGAGGCACGATCAGGGCACCGCCGAGGAAGATGGGGTCGACGAACCGTCGTATCGACGAACGTTCACGCAGATGCGAGCAGGCTTCCTGCCGGTTGTAGACGGCGTACTCGAATGACTCCCCGCAGCCGTCGACGCACATGACCTTCTGGGAGACGCACTCCATCGAGAACCACAGGCTGTTGTCGGCGGCGGCCTTCTCCACGATGTCGACCTCACGTGGGAACAGGAACCGCCACATGGCCGCGTTGGAGACGATGTGGTTGCCGATACCGGCAGCGGCGGCTTCCTTCCCTGCAACCAGGTGCCCGTCGAGGAGTGACCCGACGATCTTCTGATCGTCGTGGAGCCAGTTCAGGGGCCCTCCGGCGACGGTGGCCTCACCCATCTGCAGGTCGTCGGTGGTCCACATCGCGCCGTTGCGGTTCGGGTTGTCGGCCTCCACGAACCGGCCCCTCAGGTAGGTGAACCCCTCGTTCTTCGAGGCGATCTCCCTGATCGGGCCCGAGATGACGGTGCGGCCGGACTTGGCCCCATCGACCACGAACGCCCGTTCAAGGACCGTCTCCGTTGTTTCCGGATCCGTCAGGTCCGGAACAACAGTCAACGCTGGCCGTCCGTACCGTTCCCGGAGTTCCTCACGCGTCACCATCAGGTTTTCCTCCCAGTCCGGGGATTTCCTCTAGGGGTCTTCGGCTTCGTCTGAGCCTGCGGCGACTGCTTCGTACGGCCGCCGCCAGCCGGGCGTCCACCTGCCGCACCCGACGTCTGAGGTGCGATCGGCTGCCCGTCAGGCCCCGCAGCAGAGAACGGCACATGCGTCTGGAAGATGTCGTCGAGACCCGAGTCCTCCTCGAACTCCCGACGCTGAGCCTCCGTGGCCTGGTCGAACCCGAAGTACTCCAGGACCGTCTCACGGGACAGTTCCTTCTGGGTCCGCAGGGCCATGATCTGCTGAACGACCGTTGAGTCCGCGTCGAGCTGCACGTTGCGAGGCGTGAACGTCAGGTTCGGTTCCGACTCGAACTTCCCCTCGTTCGCCGGGTGGTCGACCACAGCGCGGGCGATCTGGATTTCCATGGCCCGCTTCATCATGTGGCGGCGGTTCTCCAGAAGCCTGGCGACGCCACGGGCGACCGTCAGAGTCGACTCGTTCCGCTGACCTGAGGTGGAGATCGTCAACGCGCCCATCACCCGGGACAGGATCCGACGGTCCAGGGTGTCGTACTTCTCGGAGTCGAGGACGTACGTCTGGTCTGGGGTGATGATCTCGATGTTCAGCCGGTGGTCTCCGACGATCACAGGCAGCTTAGCGACGACCTTGAAGTTCTCCTGCAGGTTGTCCAGTTCCTCCTGGTCGGCAGGGTCGTCCTTGTCGCCCTTCTTGACCAGCAGAATGTAGTTGGCGGCTCCGACGAGGTTGACCCGGTCGGCCTCCAGAAGTTGCTGCTTCAGGTCCAGAAGCGGGAAGACGGACCTGAGACGGTTCGCTGGGAACCGCTCGTAGGACATCTTGGTGCGGGTGTACCGGAACACGTTCCTGGAACTCAGGAAGATCAGCCGCTTTGGGTCGATGTTCCACGACGCCAGGACCGCTTCCTCGTCCTTGGACAGGCCGGTGACCTTCCCGTCGAAGAACTCGCTCATCAGGTCGTCCATGTACTTGCCGTCGAGAGCAGCCGAGTAGGACGCGTACTCCGCGTCGGTGGCGTGCCAGGCGAGGCGATCCTGACCGAACGGGCCGGGCTGCAGCGGCACCACCTTCATCGGGTCGAGGAACGTCAGGGCGACCGGGCAGACGATGCTGTACTTCTTCCGCCGTCTCGGGCCCTGCTTCATCTTGGGCTTCTGCCCGGCAGGATTCGTGGGGTCAGCTACCGGGTCGGCTTCCTTGTCCTCAACGCGTGTTCGGCCCCGGACGGTGTACTCCTTGCGGCCCCACCAGACTCCGACGACGACCTGGGAGTACTTGAAGTCCTCCCGGTGCCACTGACGGGCGAACGTGTCCATGTCGAGGTCGCGGTTGATCTGGTTGAACACGTCGGCGGTGTCGGGGTCCTCGTCCTCCCATTTGATGCCCTGGAACATCAGGCCCTCGGTGACGTCGCAGACGCCTCCGACGACGTCGTCGTTCTCGACGGCCTTCCGGGAGACCCGCATCATCTTGTACGGGTTGTCGGGGGCGATGTACGCCTGACGGTCGAACAGGCTGGACCGCATCCGGCCCTGGGTGGTGGACACCCAGTTCGCGATCTCGCGGGCGACGTGGTTGACGGAGGTCTCCAGGATGCCGGACTCGATGCCGGTGGCGTTGACCCATCCGACCTCGGGCTGCTCCGTGGTGCGAACGTTCGTTGACGTGACGGTCATTTCGCAGCTCCTACTTCAACAGTTCGAGGTCTTGGCGCATCACTTCGACGAGGCGGGATGCGATACGGAATTGGCGGTCGCACTCCGTCAGGAGCCTTTCGACCTGTTGTGTGCGGATGCGGGTGTACTGCCTGTCCTGTGACTCGACGCGGTGGAGCAGCACAGCCAACTCGGTCAGGCGAGCCGAGAACGCCGCGATCTCCCTCATCGCCTGGTCAGGCTGCTTCCCGTAGAACGCACGGATCGCCACCGCGACCACATCCAGTTCCGCTTCGATCTCAGCCCTGGTGCCGAGGTAGTTCGGCTTCGACAGCATCGACACCGGATCCATCACGAACACGGTGTGGTGGCCGGTCGCGGCAGGCGCATGGAAGTCTTCAGTCATCTCCGTCTGCGGCATACCTGGTACTTCGGCATTCGATCGGGTTCGATCGGGTTCGTTCAGACCCCGAACCGGTCCAGCCTGGGGGCGGACTTCCGGATCATGTTCAGCGCCGCCTCGATGTTCTGCAGGTTCCGGCCAGCGATCATCATGCGCGCAGCATCGAGCGTGTGGTAACTGCCGTTCCCGTACTTGCGGGACTTGTGTCCGGCCGCCGACCCCTCGTCGCGGACGTACTGGATCTCCTCGCCCTGCCACTCCGTCAGCAGTTCACGGTCGTAGGGGAGTTCCATACGGCCGGTGTCGACCATCTTCCGCAGTTCGTCGGAGGCGAAGTCGATGATGTTCTTCTCGATGACCGCATCCTCAGGCTTCTCCTTGCCCTTCAGGGCACGGTCGTCGAACTCGACGGCCACCTTGTTGGAGAACCCGTAGCCACGGATGCGTTGGGCGATGTGCTGCGGGGTGCGGCGCAAGTGAACGGACGTTCCCACCGCCAACGGGTCCAGCTCCTGCCACAGCGGCAGGCCGTTGCCGGTCTTGTCGAGGGCGAAGCATCGGAGACGTTCCCCGTAGAACGCGAAGACGTGCTTGACGGCCTCCGCCTGGTCCGCTGCACCAATCCTCATCAGGTGGATGCGGGCCAACAGTCGGAGCACAGACTCGGCCTTCGCCTTCGGGTCAGCCAGTTCGCCGTAGACGAGGATCTCCGACGGGTCACGGGTGTACCCAACGTCCATGCCAGCCCAGAACGACGTGTACTGCTTGTCGAGGTGGGTGCCCGGCAGGGTGACCAGCGACTCGATGTTCAGGCCCTGCCCCAGCAGGTCGTCGTTGATCTTGATTTTGGAGTACACGTCGTCGTTGTACTCGGTCGCCCACGGAGACTCGTTCATCCTGACGCACGCCATCAGCCGGTGCAGAACGAACAGAGGGTTCGCTGCGTCGCCGTGGTCGCCGTAGATGTTGCGTCGGTAGTCGACGTTGTCCGCTGACCCGCCGTAAATGGCGATCTTGTTGCGGCGCTCCATGTCTGACCACGTGGGGCGATGCATCGCCATGAACCTGTGCACCGTGAACGGAATGTCCGGGTCCTCCCCGACGGTGTACTCGTAGTACTTGTCGCGGATACCGTTCGACACCCCATGGCAACGCCACTGAGCGCCCGTTGACGCCGCCTTCATGGTCTCCACCAGCTCGATCCAGCCGTTCCTGGGGAAGTCCTGCATCTCGTCGGCCTCGATGACCAGCGGGTGCATCCCCTTCACGCCCTTCCCGTCACGCTGAGGGAGACGGGAGATGATCCTGGAGTTGTTCGCGAAGTGGACCTGGAACTGCGGCTGGTGGTTGATTCCGTTCCCTCGCTGCCGGGGCAGCATCTCCCTGGACAGCCGGTGGGAGAGGATCAGGTGCTCCACCTTGTCGGTGACGGGCCGGAGGTGGTTCAGCTCTGGTGCGGTAATGAGCATCTCGGAGCCTGGGAAGTTGAACGGGAACGCGTACGCCCTCATCTGGATGCCGATGGACTTCCCCAACGACCGTCCGGCGTGGTCGATCTGGTAGGTGTCCTCGCACCGGTACCAGGCCCACTGGAAGTCCCACAGCCGGAAACAGTCGTCCTCGTTCTCCTCGTCGATCCACGAGAACTCGGCCAGTTCGATCCCTGACGGGTCATCCAAGATCGCCGCCAAATACATATCTTCTATATCAAGCTGTGCTATAGCGGACATCAGGCCATCACCTTCCTTCGCGTGTGACCCGTCGTACGACGCGCCCGACGGGTGTTCTCGGCCCGAGTGACCACTTCCATGTGGGCGACATTGACACAGGCCCGGTTGAAACAGAGATGGTCGATGGTCAGGCCAGCAGGAATTGGCCCATTCACGGCTTCCCAGGCACGCCGATGGGCGTACCCAACGTTCCCCTTGCCATCGGCCTGCCTGCCGTAGCCATTTTTGGCGATTGAGCCCTGCCAAACCAAACAGCCGTTCGCATCCGGCACGGGCGATGGCACCGGCTTGAACCGAACCTTCCCTGCTCGATACTGCCGCTGCCACTCGCTCTTACACCGACGACACCAGGTGTTTCTCCTACCGACCCCGCGAGGCTCACAGCCACAGCGCGAACACATGTCTTCTTCGTCGAGTTGGGCGATAGCACTCATAAACGAAGTATGACCCCGGGAGTCGGCTCGTGCAGACCGACCCTCGGGGTCACGGGGAATCCCTGCATTCCCGCGAACAGCGTAGACGCTATTCGCCGACCTGTCCCTCGATGAGCCTCAACAGCTTCGTCGTACGCTCCGTCTCAGCCTCAGCGCGGGCCACCTTGTCCTCACACACCATGAGCTGATGCCTCAGGTCGGCGATGATCTCGTCCCTAGCAGCGATGGCGTCCTCGCGTGCGATGAGAGCCTCCTCATGAGTGTCGGACTCACGTTCCTCGTCGTCGCGGCGGGCAGTGAGCAAAGCGACCGTGATGACACCACCGGTGGTAACGACCGTTGACACCACGCCGACTATCGCCACCTGCACCGACGGGTCCATCAGACAACCGCCTGAGGGGCTTTCTTCTGCCTACGTGCCATCAGCTCCTGGAAGACCAGACGCCGCAGAACGTAGGCGTCGATCAGCGCGTACCCGCCGTAGGCGACCATCGCCGTAGAACCAGCGTTGTCGAACTTCACCACGGCGACACCGAACAGGGCGGCGGCGCACAGCATCCACGCCATCGCGATCCACGTCGCACCGATCAGGAGCCACCTCTGGTTACCGAGCAGCATCATCAGACCTGCGAGCAACGTCCACACCCCCCACGGCCACACCTGGCCGTCGAACCACTGCAGCAGCGGTTCGTATGTAGGCGGTGGGAACCGGTCGTCCCCACCAGCAACGATCGCCACACCGAGACAAACATGCACAAGCCCCATGAGACGTCGTGTAGTTACTTCGGGGCTATCCACGCGCGAGCCTGACTTCCTGCTCCTGGTCCAGAAAATGATACGTCCCACCAGACTTCGACCTACCTACCTGTCTCATGCGACGAGAATCGCTTCCATACCCCTATCGACAAGTGTGGCTGAGCCGCGAACGCATCATCGAGCAACGCCAAAATCCATAGACGCCTCCACTCCACGAAGTACGACGGGTGAACCCGCAGAACCCGGGCAATCGCCTCGATCTGGTACATAGACCCTGCCGGGTCCCTGAGAGTCACCACATCCCGCTCACCCCGGATAATCCTGGTGATCTGGGAGTGATGAAGTTTGAGCTGCTGCGCCAGCCACCGGACCGAACGTCCGTTGAGAAGCTCGTGTACTGCTGTCCCGAACGGCTCGTTGGTGTACTGGGCTGTCACCAACTGCTGCAGTTCCTCAACCGTCGGAACCCGGGACGGGTCCTCACCCTTCAGCACACACGCCGCATTGTGGAGGTCACCCAGGAGCCGGTACATCACATCCGGCCGTTCGGTGAGGAACCGTTGCCAGAACTCGTGGTCCGTGGTCTTGGGCATCATCTCGTGTTCGCGTGCCACGATCTCCCAGGACATATCAGAGCTTCCTCAGGAAGAACTTCTGCTCATGCTCCCGGAAGTAGGCGTCGACCTCATCGAACTGCGGTTTCATGACCTCTAACACCCAGTCGATGACGTCTTCCGCCGACTCGAACCCCAGCTTCTTACGTTCTGACTCGTTCGCCCGCTTATACGCCCCGGCGACGTTGAACAGTTCCTTCGTCAACTCGATCGCCCGACCGAGCTGCTTCTCCCTCATCACCCCGAACGCCTTAGCGGCCGTCTTCAGGTTCGCCAGATACCCCTGGACCGACTCGTGGGAGTTGTTGTCACGCTGCGCCTTCGTCAACCCCAGGTCGTTCTGCAACTGGGAGATCATCGGCGCGGACTCCTTCAGCGCCTTCTGCAGAGCAGACTCCTGCTGAGCGGTCAAGAAGTCCAGGTTGTAGTCCACACCGGCAGCCAACTGCCACTGCCACCTGAACATCTGCACCTCCATCAGAAGGAGACGCTCAAGGCCCCGCAGATCCGACGCTGCGGTGAACACGTTCTCAGCCAGATACCTGTCCCTGGCCTCGTTGTAGTACTTCTGTTCCTTCTCCGACTGAACTTCCAGTTCATGACCAGTGACCGTAGTAACCGGCCACTGCTGCCTGATGACGGTGTTCACGGTAGGTGTGGACACTGATGGCGCACTCAATTCTGGGCTGTGACACCAAGGGTAACTACAACGATGTCGTTTTGGCGCTAGGTTGGCGCCGTTTATACCGAACCGGGGGGCGTTCGACCCGCACCCGACCCAAGGCTTTCAACTCCCGTTGAACACGGTCCGGGAAGTCCGACGGCTTCCACACATCCGCATCCAGGCCAGCCGAACGCATCGCATCCAGCCAGTACTTCTGCATCGGGGTGACCCGGCCGCTCTCGACCTTCAACTCCCGGAACATCACCCCACGGGCTCCGACAATGGTCAGATCCGGGTAACCAGGCTCACTACGATCCGAACGGTACGTGTGATAACAGGCCAAACCGTAGAAGAAGCACAGCTTCCGGACCTTGCTGAGGAACTCAGCTTCCGACTCGGCCACGAGCACGCTTCGCTGCAGTCGCCTTGGCCTTCCTGGCCTGCCAAGCGTTGCCGCCCTCAACGCCCGACAACTCAACCCGCTCACGGTGATTGCTGACACGCGGCGTCCCATCAGGGGTAATACAACGGGCGTTCACAGGCGACCCGCAATACGGGCACCCCGTCGCCATCCGAACCCTCAACCTGTACTCGTCCGTCCAGTTCATCTCCAGCTCCTCGCGCGCGCGGGTCCTAAGACATAGACCCAATACCTAGACCTCAGAGGTCCTTTGCCCCGCTCCTCTGGAGGCTCCCCGAAGGGGATAACCCCATCCTATTGAGCTTGTCTACAAGTTCCGGTGCTTCTTTCCAGAACAAAAAAGGAACGGCCCCCGGGCTGGAGTTTCGGGGGCCGTTCACATCCAGGAGGACGACTCTACTCGTCCTTCTTGTCCTCATCGGGAGCGTCGTCAGCTTCCTCCTGCTGAGCCACAGGATCCACCGAGTACGCCGGGTTCAGGTCGTCCTGAGACGGCACCGTGAACGGCGACTCCAGATCCTTGTGCTCCCCCTCCTGCGGGTTCGGCCTGTCCTCAGCCTTGTCACCGCCGTCAGCAGGGGCGTCCTGTGCAGGAGCCTCCTCCTGTGCAGGCCGGTTCTCCTCGTCGGGAGCCGGGGCGCTGCTCTCAGGCTCGTTCTTCCTCGCCATGGTCACTCCTCCTCAGTGTTGGTTCCAAGCTCACGGCTTGGGCTGGCATTCACGTTCTCCGCAGCCGCCTTCTCCACATCTGCGGAATCGGCGGCGCTGTAGCACGACGTGCACGGACCGAACGAGATCGCGCCGTCGGCCTCCTCGTGTGACGTCAGCTTCGCTCCACAGTTGGGGCACTCGACTTCCTCGACGCCCTTCTCACGGGCCTCGTCGGTGACGCTCTCCTCCGCCATGACACCTCCTGATCGTGTACGTGCTAGACGACAGGATCTTCGGCTGAACGGCCGTTTGCAACTCCCAGTACCCAGAACCTCTGGACTCCATCAGCGACAATAGAGGTGTGACCGACGAGGAACTGTCTCAACTGTGGGCCTGGTACAGCGACGACCACGCCCCCGAGGCGCTGGAGATGCTGGTCGCCCACTACGAGCCGCTCGCCCGGTACCTCACCCGCCGTGCCCTCGCCAAGGCCCCGCCGCATCAGGACAAGGAAGACCTCCTGTCCTACGCCCACCACGGGCTGCTCGATGCGATCAGGAAGTTCGACCCCGAACGAGGGTTCAAGTTCGAGACCTACGCGTCACGGCGGATCACCGGGTCCATCATCGACGGGCTCCGGTCGCAGGACCCGCTGTCGAGGCCCGTCCGTAAACGGGTGTCCGCGCTCCGCGACGCGCAACTGAGGCACTGGGAGCAGGTAGGCAGGTCCCCGACGGTGGAGGAGCTGGCCGCCGACATCGGCGAGTCCGTCGACGCCGTGAGGGAACTCCTCGTCCACCAGCAGACCCTCACCAAGGAACTCGACCAGACCGTAGCCGAGTCCCATTACACCGACGGAGACGCTGAGGCAGTCCTCGAAGAAGAAGGGCTCGTGCACGGGCTGGCGAACCTGCTGCCCCGCCTGTCAGAGCGTGACCGGGTATTCGTGGTCCTCTACTACGTGGACAAGATGTCGCTGCGGGACACCGGGAAAGTGCTCGGCATCTCAGACTCCCGCTGCGCCCAGATACGGCGTGAAGCGTTGCAGTCGTTGCTGTCCTAGGCGACGTTCGAGGCGGCCGGGTCCAGGGTGGCCGCGCCCTGCAGTAGACGGATGCCTACGTCGGGGTCGGCGATCTGGTCAAGGAACAGGTCCCAGGCGGCTGTCCGGAACGAGTTGGGCGGCAGCGTCATGAACGCCTGCCTCGGGACCTTCATCACAATGACGTCGTCGACGATGGTCATGTACTGGGCCAGGTCGATCAGCAGTTCACTGTTCGGGTCTTCCTTCTTCCGGATCTGCGACCGGATCGTGTACCCGTCCAGTGGCTGCTTCACCCCGGCGATCTTGTACGTGAACGTCCGTTCCAGCGTTTCGCCCTGGATGATTTCGAGGTCGTAAGGCTGATCTGCCATGCCTGTTTCTTCGGCTAGACCCCAGCGCGGCTAATGGGAACCCAGCCGACCCCAGGCACCTTCACCAGCACCGGACGGTTGTTCACTGTGTTGATTCCGATGATGACCCGTTGACCGTTCGCGGTCAGCACCGACAACTGCACAAACGCTGCGGCAGGGAACAGCATCCTGACGGGGGCAGTGCTGAGGACACTTGTCACGGTCAGCGTGGCCGCTGCAATCCTCGTGGGAAGCCCAGCGGGGTCCAGGGTGGAGGTGGCGGTCATCGCCACGGTGGCGAGGACGACCCGTTCCCCGACCGGGGTGAGTGTTGCTGTGGTGGTGAGGGTGACGGTGGAGGGCTGGATCGCCCCGCCGCCCGCCTGCAGGGTGGAAGCAGTGGTCAGGGCTGCTGCGACGACTGCCGTCCTGGTCGCGGTAGCAGTCAGTGTCGACGTGGTGGTGAGGTCAACGGTTCCGACGCCGACACCGAACCGGATCGCGGTCGCAGACAGTGTGGACGTAGTGATGAGCCCTGCGGCGACCGGTCGGATCCGTTCACCCGTGGCGGTGAGGGTGGAAGACGCATTAAGAGCTGCAGCGGACTGGGGGGCGCGAACGGCCGTTGCCGTCAGGGTCGCCGACGCACTGAGTGCACCGGTAGACAACTGGGTGCGGACTGCGGTGGCGGTCAGGGTGGACTGGGTGGCGAGAGTGGCGGCGACGAGGCCGATCCCGATGACGGTCCCGGTAGCGGTGAGTGTGGATGTGGCTGTGAGGGCCGCAGTGGCCTGCGGAACCCGGACCCCGGTGGCAGTGAGCGTGGACGCCGCTGTGAGGGTGGCGGACGCGACGGCGTCACGGGTGGCGGTAGCAGTCAGGGTGGACGCTGTAGTGAGGTTGGCGGCTGACAGTGGGATACGGACAGCAGTCGCGGTCAGAGTGGAGACTGCAGCCAGATCGGCGGCGGCCTCCTTCACCCGTACAGCGGTTGCTGTGAGTGTGGACGTGGCCGCGAGGGTGGCTTCTACGACACCGACCCCGGTACGGATTGCGGTAGCAGTGAGCGTGGAGACGCTGGGCAACGCAGCAGTGGCGAAGGTGGTGACAACCCCAGCGGCCGTCAGGGTTGACGTGGTGGTCAGGTCGCGGCTGACGATCCGGAGCCGCTCTGCGGTAGCGGTCAAAGTGGAGACGGTAGTCAGGTCGACGGTAGGCGTGACAACTCGGAGCGCAGTGGCAACGAGTGTTGACGTCGAGACCAGCGACACAGCGGACTGCGGCTCCCGCACGGCGGTAGCAGTCAGCGTGGACGCGCCGGTCAGGGCAGTGGTAGCGGGCTGGGTGCGTACCCCGGCGACCGTCAACGTGGAGGCAGTGACGAGGTTGGCTGCGACGAGACCGACGCCGATGGAGATACCGGTGGCGGTCAGTGTCGACGCTGTGGTGAGCGCGGCAGTGGCCTGGTTGGTCTGGATTCCAGCCGCAACCAGAGTGGACGTGGCAGTCAGAGCTGCAGTGGCCTGCGGCTCCCGAACCCCGGTCGCGGTCAGTGTCGATGTGGTGGCGAGGGCGGCCGTCGTGGTGTGGGTCTGCTGTGGCGTAGCGGTGAGTGAAGATGAGGCCGTCAGGGAGACGGCAGCGATGGGCTCCCTGACGGCTGCTGAGGTGAGGCTGCTCGTGGCAACCAGGTTCGCGGCGGAGGCACCGACCCCGCTGACGGCCGCAGCCAGTGTCGATGACGCGACTAAAGCGGCCAGCACAGTGGCGTCGCGAACGCCCGTTGCCGTCAAGACCGCTGTAGAGCTCAAGGCCGCTGTGGTGGTCTGTTCGCGTACGGCGATGGCGGTGAACATGGAGACGCCGGTGAGGTCGGCTGCCGCCTGCGGGACCCTGATCCCCGTCGTGGTGAGCGTGGATGCGACGGTCAGGGCTGCCGACGTGACGGCGTCACGTTCCGCCGTGGCGGTGAGGGTGGACTGGCCGACGAGGGTGGCTGCCCCGGGGAGGACCGCGAACGCGACACCGGTTGCTGTGAGTGTTGAAGTGGCGGTAAGAGCTGCGGCTACAGTCGCGACGCGAACGGCCGTTGCCGTCAATGTGGTTGCGGCTGTCAGGGTCCCAGCAGCCTGCGGTTCCCTGACTCCGGTGGTGGTCAGTGTCGACGTCGCCGTGAGTGCTGCGGACGCGGGTACGACGCCGATGGTGGTGCCGGTGGCTGTGAGGGTGGAGACGGCTGCCATCGCGGCGGTGGAGACTGCGTCACGGACGGTGGTGGCTGTGAGTGTGGATGTGGTGAGGAGCGCGGCTGCGCCGAGGGGCACATGGAACGCTGTCGCGGTGGCCGTCAGAGTAGTTGTGCTCGTGAGGGCGGTTGTGGCGAACTCGGTGATGACCCCGGTCGCAGTCAGGGTGGATGCGGCGGCGAGGTTGGCTGCTGCTACCTGGTCACGTATCGGGGTGGTGGCGAGGGTACCGGTGGCGGTGAGAGCGGCTGTGGCGAACTCAGTGGCGACAGCGGTAGCCGTCAGTGTGGATGCCGCCGTGAGGGCTGCTGTGGCGTTCTGGGTGCGTACCGCTGTGGCGGTGAGGGTGGACGCCGTGAGGAGGGACACGGCGGCTGCTGGTGCCCTGACGGCTGTAGCGGTGAGCGTCGACGCAGCGGTGAGGGCTGCTGCCGCGCCCTGGACGCGTACCGCTGTGGCGGTCAGGGTGGATGTAGCTGTGAGTCCCGCTGCGGACTGCGGTTCCCGAACGGCTGTTGCCGTCAACGTCGATGCGGCCGTCAGGGCGGCTGTCGCGTCGTGAGTGAGCGGCCCGGAAGTGACGTCGCCGGTAGCCGTCAGTGTTGATGTGGCCGTAAGGGCTGCTGTGGCGTCATGGGTGGTAGGCCCTGTGCCGATGTCACCGGTAGCCGTCAGCGTCGAAGTTGCTGTCAGGTTGGCCCCGGCGTATGCGGTGATGGTGGCACCCGCAGGCGAAATTGCCCTCGCCCTGCTCGCATGTGCAGTACCAAGCCACTGGTACTCCCACGTCGCCGTATCAGTGGTGTCACCGTCGAAGTAAGTCTCAGCCCGGTTACCGATCTGCTCAACAATCACACTGTCGATTCCGACGGCCTGCGACGTGGCATTGTTCGTGGCGAACGTGAATTGAAGTCTGTCGGAATCAGTCCCACCAGGGAGGCCCAAATATGCGGCTCCCGGAGGGGGAACGTACTGGACCAGCGACGTCCACGAGTTAGCAAAGAAACTGCCGATTGTGTCGAACGTAGTCACCGTGTGACGTTCCATCGGCCCGGTATCAGTTGTACCGTCCGCCGCGTAAGTAGTCGGCACAACCGGGTCAACCTTCACGGTCGGTGTTGCTGGACCGACCACTCTGTTGCGGAAGTGGTACGCCCGACCCTGCTTGACCGGAATAGCTCCGTACGTTGTGTCACGGACGAACGAACCAGTCGCTCCGGTCGCCTCGTAAGCGTAAGTCCCTACAGGGACAGCGCCATTCGTCAACGTCGATGTACGCGTGCCACCAGTCCAACCGGTTGAGCCTGTCTCGAACGACGGGTTCTCGATCAAATTGGTGCGAACGTACGGCGACGTGTGTGTAGCACCAACCTTGATCTGCATGACGCCACGCGAAGCGGCACCGCTAGACGTTTGAGCGAGGGTTGTGGCAGGAGACGTCTGATTCCCAGAAACCACCATCGCCTGTGTGGCCCACGTAGTCAGGTTGTTACCGGTAGTCGTATTGGTGCCGTTGAAATAGACAACTTCCGACATCGCGCAACCAGGAACAATAAGATCGTGGCTCGAAACCGACGCCGTGTTGTTGCTCTCGCCGCCAACCGAAATAATCATCTCGCCAGGGGCGGCATCGAGACTCTCATCGACGGTTGCGGAGAAACTCGACCCAGCAGCCGACGCTCCGAAAGCAACCTCAGGGTACTGCCATATAGCGTTCGAGTCGTTCTTGCGGTATACGCCAGCGAACGTTGCCGTAACACCACCCGTGACCACCGGGATGCTTGGTGCGGCGCTCTCCCCGACGTTCTGCTGCCTGCACCATGCCGTCAATCTGACTGGGCCAGTACCTTCGCCGTCGGCGTCGGAACCTATAGCCATAGACCCGATCAGCACCCACCCGACGTCAGGAGGAAACGGAATCGAACTAGCCGGACGAGTCGTCATCCATAGCACTGTCAAGTCGCCAGCCTGAACGTCACCGGCTGCCGTCAAAGTGGTGCCAGTCGCAGACGACGGTGTCGCCGGTGGCGACGGAGAAGAAACGTGGTACACGAACGGGCTAGGGACGGCGTTGAAATCCGCCGCAAGGACAGCGAGTACGGTTCCACCGTTCTCAGTCCGGCTGTGGTCCCACACCTGATGGCCGTCAACCGTGGGAACCTTCCACTGCATCCCCGCAGTGATCGACGTACTCGATGTGCCCGTGTTGGCGTTCGCGGTGTAAACAGACGACCATGCACCGCCAGTGCCGTTGCTGTACGTCGACGGGACCACATTCGACTCGAAGTCGGTACACCCAATGACCAGGTCGCCAGCCAGCGTTGGTTGCCCGAACGTATCGAACCCCGAAATAGGGTTCGTGGTCGAAACGCCGCGCGGGTTGTTTCGGAGCACCACCGAACAACCGGTGAACTCCGACAACAACAACACCTTGGAAGCACGCGACGAATCTATAGTCGCGGTCACTGCCGTAGACGACGGCCAATTAACGGTGGTCTTGATCGCCCACAACTCGCCACGGGACCAACCATTAGCCGTCGAAGAACCGGCGTCGTGGGTGATGATTCTGCGCCACGTCGCCGTCTCTCCACCGGGCTTGCTGATCGAAGAAACAAGAGGGAATTGGAAACCGCCGTTGTCGCCTGCGTAGTACGCCACCAACACGTTCCCGGCATCGACCTGCGCCGCCGTGGTCGCAGCGACAGTTGTGCCAGATACGGTCGACGTTCCTGCCGTGTGGTCTCTCACCCACCGCGCAGACGAAGGTATCAAGGTGCCCGCAGCCGTCAACGTCGACGTGGCCGTCAGAGCGGCTGTGCCCTGCCTAGTAACTGGCGCGATCGTGATGTTGACGGTCGGTGTCACAGTGGTCGCGTCAAGATTCACGCCGTTACGGCGGACCCGGAACTTCAACACATCACTGTTGACGAAGTCGGCCTGTTTCAGCGTCAACGCGTACAACAGCTCAGTATGGCCGGACGCGGTCCAACCTTCGTTGTCGACCAGACCGTCCTCAGACACAGAACCTGCGCCGAACGTGCCCGTGCCGCCAGTAAGCCGACTGGTGGTCGCCCCTCCGTCGGTCAGGTTCGCGGAGGCGTATCCGGAAACAGTGGAGGTGCCTGTGCCTACATCGACCCACGTGCCGCTGCTGTTCTTCTCCCACTGGAGCTGGAAGTCGTCAGTGGCCGGGACTGTGCCGCCTGCTGTTTCCTGTAGCCGGACACGGAGTGCGAGGTTCTCATCAGCAGACGAAAGGTCAACGGTTGGTGCCGTGTCCTGAGCCGCCAATGCGGTAGCCCCGGTTTCCGTCCCATCCGCATAGAACCGGTACGCGGCCTGGGTGACAGCCGGTTGAATGAGTGCCCGAGCGCGAACGATCGCCCCAGGCCCATATGTCGTTGTTGTCGTGCCTGTGACACCAGCGGAGTATGTGAGAGTTCCTGCCAACTGCTGCGAGGACACGGTCGGCATCGCAGTAGACACACGCCCACCGATGTCGTTGCCGGTCGTGGATGCTGGTGCGACCCTCTGGGAGATGGTGCCCAGCGTGATCGTGCCGCCACCCTGTGCCGTGACCGTCGCCAACTGCCACGTCGGGGCTGTGCCCTGTGCCATAACGATTGCGAAGATGAGACCGTCGCCGGTCTTGACAAAGTCCGTAGCAACAGACGATGTCACAAACGTGAACGGGGTGGCCGCCGTCGTGTCTACGCCGCCCGTGATCGCCCAGTCAATCGTCTCCGTGGTAGCGCATTCCCAACGCTCCGTATACCCCCACGCCATGTTCGCTGAGCCAGTGAGAGTGAACGTCACAGAACCCGAGTTGGTCGCAGTCGTCTGGTCATCACGCACAAAAACGGAAACCTCAGACGGACCAGTACCGCCACCAGGGACACCGCCACCGCCAGAGAACGTCCCCAACAATGTCCAACCGGAGGGTGTGGTGATCGCAGCCGTGTCAGGGCGCAGGCCGATGTATGTGATGTAACCGTACTTGCGGGATGCTGTCGGCGTTCCGGTCGGATACGCGACGGCTACGGATGACGGGTTCTGGGATGTGATGACCTGAGCGCCACCGGAACCCCATACGAGTGCCATCGGCTAATCCCCATCATGTACTGAGATGAGGGTGGCGCTCCGAGTGGACGCACGCATCGCATTGGCCATGTCGTCCTTGAAGGCTATGGCAGTCGCCTGGTCTGGGAAGTCATAGGCCACCGTGAACCTTGTGGAGGACTGCGATACTACACCACCTGCGAACCGCCCAATGGTCGCAGCGTAGGTGGGGAAGATCGCCGTCGGGTAGTTAGGCACAATGGCCTCCACCGCCGTTTGACGCGCTGTCTTATTGGAGGCCACCGTGTATGTGCAATCACCTCGCACCTTCCAAACCATGCCGACCTCCCTCAGGGCATCACGGGTCTACCGATCAACCAGGGGGTCGGCATGGCCCAATGCGGATTACGCCAGAGCTGAGGTGATCGCACCTGACGCGAACGACAGGGTGTCGCCGATCGCCATGGTCTTCGACGACGCCAGGGTGCCCCACTCGACACGCTTCGGGGTGCCGGTCGAGTCCCAGATCTCCAACGCGGTCACCGTCTCCGCACGCGGCCAGTTGGTGACGTTGATCGCGGCGTTCGTTGCCTGCGACCCAGCGGATGCGGCGGCCCACGTCACGGTCGGGGCACCGGTGCCCTGCGTGTAGCCGCCCCCGGTGCCAACCTCCGTTCCCGACGTGGTCGCGTTGCCGACGGCCGTGTACAGCCGGACGTGGATGGGGCCGGTCAGCGCAGTAGGAGCTGATCCGCCGTGCATCCAGGTCAGAACTTCATTGGCTCGGGTCTGGTCGATCGCCATGGTTACTTCTCCTTCTTCCGTGTCAGGTGGTTGACCAGCGCCTCACCGCGCAGATCCTCGGCTCCAGCCGTTACTTCGTCACAAGATCCGTCGGGGCAACCTTCCTCCCGGCAGCAGTCCATGTGACGCATGATCGTGGAGGTGTCCATGATCTGCTGCATGATCGCCTCGGCGTGCTTCTTCCCCGACGCCCTCTCCGACGCCTTCGACGCCACCTCAGGGTCCGTCTGCCCGTCCCCTGGGGCTACCCCCATCACGTGACGGGGATCAGTGTCGACCTGACCGCACACGTCACACATGCGGTAGGTACGTTCTTTCGCTGCCATCAGATGTTCTCCTGTACCTGTAGATCCCATGCTTCCGCGTTCTCTGGGTCGGCGACCCCGAGCCAATACACGACCGGCGCGTCAGGTCGAGGGACCGACGGGTCGTCGTGGTGGTGGACCAGTTCGATCCCTGGCACACCCGGGATGCCCTGAGCGCCGGTGTCGCCGGTCAGGCCTTGCGGCCCAACCTCTCCCTGCACACCTGGGGTACCCCTCACTCCCAGTTCCACGACCGTCGTTTCACCCGGCCCGGTGACTTCGACGGTGTGCTCGACGACACCGGTGATCTCGACGGTCATGTCTGATTCTTCGGTCAGCGGAGCACCAGTGTCACGATCAGGGCATTGTGGTCCGACGCCAGACCGGTGATGACCCGCTGGGACGCCATCCGGGCTGCTGACGACTTCCTCACGAAGATCGCGTCGATCATCCGCGCCCCATGGGTGCCGGTCTGCCTCAACGGACCGAGGACGTCGTAGTTGGAGTACATCTTCTGATGCCGCAGCGACGCGTACGGGAACTTGGGGATGTTCTTGGTGCGCCGCCAGTCGGCGTTCGTGTCCATCCCGATGATCTGAACGAGCGTTGAGCTGCGGAACGTCTTCGTCTCCCGCACCATCCTGCGGAGCTGTTTGCGGTACTGACGGAACCTGGGCAGCACCTGCCACACCGTCCGCTCCACGTGGGAGTTCATGTGGGTGACCCGCACCTGGAACCCGGTGCCGGTCTCCTTGTGGGTGAACCGCTTCCTGGTCATATACCTGGGCGGCGTGTGGGAGGTGGTCTTCTTCCCGGCCCCGTAGCACATCTGGATCACGTCGGCACGACGGCCGGTCGTGGAGAATATCGTCTTCCGGTACATGATGCAGTTCTGGCGTTGGTTGTGGTCGCCGTCGGGGATGATCGCCCCCCACTCAGAGTGGGCCTTGCACCACGCCTCGATGGTCTTCTTGTGGTTGGCTGCCTCGTTGAGGAGGACGAGGTCAGAGTGTGGGAGCACTCTCTCGAAGTCCTCGGTCAGGTGCTTCGACTCGCGCCAGGTGTTGAACTGACAAACCCGCACAATGGACATGCCTGAATCTTCGGCAGGTCAACGGACGTTCACGCATGAACCGTGTGCAACTGTTTAGGGGGCTAAACACCATCTGGCGCTCATCTGGAGCCGGAAGCTTCACACCTGTCACAGACGTCGGTGGTCTCGCGAGGGTCGGGTGTCTCGCCGATCCGGTGCCCACAAACGACGCAGCGGATCACATACTGGTCCATGACGGGATCTTCGTCAGGACGCGAGGTACTCCTCGATCTCCTCGACGGAGTGGAACTCAGGTGTGGCTGACACCTGGATGCTGAACAGGAACCGGACAGTCGCCGGGTTCTCTGGAGCCGGGCTCATATCCATAAGGTACACCCTCTCACTGGGTGAAGTTCCGGCCGTCTCGCACCCAGTCGCCGACGATCTTCTCACCGTAGATACCCTCAGCAGTCAACGTCGACACTGTCGTCAGCTCGGCGACCGCCTGGTGGACCGGCACGTCGGGGCTGCCTTCCCAGGTGAAATACCGGTACGGCGGCGGCCTCAACGCCAGCGTGATCGTCGTGTCTGCCTCCAGCAGCCATTTCTTGTTCATCTGGGTGAGGAACGCGTCGGTCGGTGGAGTGGTAGATAGTGCGTTGTCGACCATCAGGATGTTCACGAACCGGTCCCCGCCGTCGACCTTGATGTACGGATCCAGGTTGTCGATGGTGACGCGCACGTCGGTCTTGGTGGAACTGTTCGGCTTGTAGTCCCCGACCGGACCGGTGGGGTCCGAGTCGTACTGTCCGGTGACCTGCAGGTATACCTCTCCCAGGTGCAGGTCGTTGTCGTCGAGTGTCAGCAACTGAGGCACTGTCAGTCCTGCGATGCCGGGGAATGGGTGGTCGAGGTCGAGAACAGCCTGCTGTCCTCCGAATGCTGGACTGTCGGGGTCGTGCAGGTACACCTGGGCTCTGGTCCAGGAGCTGACGTTGTGGGTGTAGTTGGTGTCAGATACGGGATGCCCGCCAGAGGTGCTGTAGGTGATCGCTGGTCCCATGTCATGGTCGTCGCTTTCCGTGTACACCGTCGGCACGACCTCGATACGGTGCCCGCTCTGGGATGTCGTGGACTCGCCTGGCTTCCACTGGAACGACCCGGTGCCGTCAGGGTTGGTTCCGATGCTGACGGTGCCGTCCGGTGTGGCCGGTTTCCAGTCCTCGTCCGGCAGTGTGAACCGGTAGAGGCAGAGGCCACTGGTGACCACAGTTCCGTGGACCTGCTCCAGTCCGCCGCTGAAACGAGCGGTTATGAATGTCGCAAGCCCGACCCCAGCTTTCATAGCGAAGCCGGGGGCATTGGCGAAGTCGCCGGACCATGTTTCAGTCGGCATAGGGACAATCCTTGACGTCCACATCAGGTCGATGTCGGCCTGGTTGAAGGGGCCGCCGTTGCTGTACAGACGCTGGTTCAGGCCGGTCTCAGCCCCAGTGTAGTGCGGGACCTGGCCGTGGCTGTATGACGACGTGTGCCCGTCGTACTTGAGTTCGTAGCCGACTGGGGCGGACTGGAGCCACTCCGACCATCCCGAGTTCAGGTCCTGCCACCGGAGGGTGAATAGGCCGGAGGTGCCTGAGACCTGCAGCCGGTAGATGGTGCCCGCGTTGGCGTCCAACTGGTACGCGATGGTGGTGGCCCCGGGCTTTTCCACGCCGGTGGTCACAGCCGTGGAGGTGATGGTAACGGGTGTTAGCGCGTCCACGGCAGTGCCGGTGTACACGTGCAGCACGGCACCCATGGGGCTCTCGACGGTGAGAATGTACGTCTCCGACGTGGGTGGAGTGAAGGTGTACCAGACTGACGGGGGTGTGGGGTTGGGTTCACCGGTCTGACTGGTGGCGCTGGTAGTGGATCCGCCCCTGGCTCCGTGCTTGTCGGTCAGTGGGATGGCGTTCACGAAGTTGTTGTTGGGGGCTGCCATGCCGGGTACTTCGGCCGGGTATAGTACAGCCATGAGGACCTCATGCCCCGACTGCGGGAACGGCATGACACCACTCATCGAGTGCGCCACCTGCGGCTGGGTCGACGAGGAGCTGACTCAGTTCATCTGCCAGTCGCTGCAACTGCATGAGTTCTGCTGGGACCCTGGTTGTCCCTGCCTGTGTCACAACATCCCGAAGACCCTTGGGGAGATTGAGGAGTACCTCAATGAGTGATGAAACCCTCTACCCGCTCTCGCAGTACAACAAGGATCAGCCTCAGCCGATCTGGGTGATCTGGAAGGAGATGAAGGAGCGCGAGGAAGCCCACTTCAAGACCATGTCATCTGAGCAGATCGAGGCGTACCTGAATGAATGAGCCATGGCACAGCACTCCTGGCGGCTATTCCAACCACAACTGCCGCTGCGTAGGGTGTACTGTAGCCAACAGTGAGTACCAGGCGAAACGACGCCAGGAACGCTACGCCGAAGGGGTGCCGTCCACGGTCACCCACAATGCGAGCACCTACAACAACTGGGGATGCCGATGCGCCACCTGCACGGACGCCCACCGAGAGGCCAGGAAGGTGACCCGATGAGGATGCCCAAGCTGGAGCTGCAGTTCCGCTCTGACGGGAAGTTCGACGCGTGCGACAGCCTCCATCATGAGGAGTGTGTGGAGTTCATCGTCGCCAAAACAGTGACTGGGATCGCCAACTCCCAGAAAATCGCCTATCACTGCTCCTGCGTCTGCCATGAGCTGCCTGACGTGCTCACCCCCGCCGCGATTGAGGACTTCCTCGGATGAGCGACCACCCCATCCCCGTCCACAGCTACGTCTCCCAGGCGTGCGGTGTCATGCCGTCGTGGCCGTGGCCCGCGTCGTACGTTGAGGAGTTCCTGAACGGCACAGGCAACCTGTCCCTGGATGTCGCCGACACGTTTAAGCCCGTCTGGCACATCACGGCCACCACCAACACCGCCAACACTGTCGCCTATAACGCCTATAAGGCCTACGCCAGCACCAGCAGCACCACCAACCGCATGTGGAGCGGGGACTTCAACTGGGGCGGGAGCGTGGCGTGAATCTACGCAACGGAAGACACAAGGTTCCCGTCGTGACACAGGCGCAGACGGGCGTTTGCATCCACTGTCACAGCACCGTCACCTGGTCCCCGGCCGGTTGGGCTAATCGGAGCATCATCTGCTTCGATCGAGTTCATGGCGGTTTCCACGAGGTAATGGACGCCTAAATCAGGCAATACGGACAATCTTGCGGTCCATGGGAATGCAGGCCTCCCGACCCCACGGACCGATCAGAACCTCAAGATCCGACCACTTCACCCACCCGTGACCGTTCCGCACCCCATCAGTCCCCTTGAACCCATACCCGTCGCCCCAACTGTTCTTCCACCTGGCCGACTGGTGATAGCTGTACCCCGTGACCCGCTCATACCAGCGCCGCCTAGGGCTATACCCGTTCAGCAGAAGACAATGCCCCCCCGCCAAACCGGAGCCAGGATCCACGACAACCTGACCCCGGTCGTCGGTGTAATACATGCTGTTGTACCAGGGGATTCCGATGACCACCGGACCCAACGCGATGAGCGCATTGCGGATGTCCTCCATGCTGAACGCCCACCGGTACGAGCCGATGATGCCGCGCTCCCGCATCACCTTCGCGCCAGCCAGAACCGACGTGCCCTCGTAGTCCTCCCCGTCCCACTCGTCGATCTGCTTACAGCGGGCGTACACACCCCGCCCGTACGAGTTCCCCACCAGCTCCGGGACGCCATAGCAGGGCATAGGAGAAGACATCGCCTCACCAGTCCACCCGAACCCGACACATGCACCCTCAGACCCCTGGTCGAGAGTTGTGCCTGGGGTCCACAGCTTGAGGACGTCCTCCTGCGTCTGTACGACTTCGCCGACCCCGAACAGACGTGAACGTTCGTCGAGGCGCGGATTCCAGTCGAGCCTCGGATCGTGATGCCGGGGCAGAACGTCATTTAGGGGCAGAACCATAAGTGCTAGTTCCCTTCGTGAGGACATTGGCAACAGCGTCCTCGATAACCGTCTTGTCGAGGGTGACGCTCGGCGGAAGCGTGGAGATCACCGCCTCAGCGATCTTCGCCGCCGTAGGACCCGTGTACTCGTCCAGAGACGCCGCTGCCTCTACCTTGTCCAGCCGGTTCAGGATCGTCCGCAGAACCCGCTGCAACGGCTGCGTCTCACTGGTCTCCACGTTCACCAGGATCGGGGTAGTCGCCACCCAGTCCTGCAGTTCCTTCATGGTTGCCATTTCCAGTTCGTCCTTCGTGTAGTCCTTGAACCAGCCGCTGGAAACCAGCGCTGGACGGTCCCGGCGGAACGCGTTCCTGTCGATGTTGTCGTCGTAGCCGGGGATCCTGCCACGGGACGTGTACTGCAGCACCTTCGGTGCGAACGTCCCGGTGACATCCCAGTTCGCGGAGTCGTCCCCTGGGTAGACGCCGTTGTTGGATCCGTAGCCGGAGTTCCAGATGTCCCAGGTGGACACGTCCGGCCGCCCAATCTCAAACCAGTACCAGCGGGGCAGGTACAGCAGAGGGGACACCTTGAACCCACGGTTCCTCAGGGCCAAGGCGTACCCGTTGACGTGCGCCATGGTCGGCCGTGAGGTCTCGTGTCGTTCGATGTCGATGATGACCGGGATGGACTTGTCGCCGAGAGCAGCGGCCGTGTTCGTCGCCTGAGCTTCGACAGGTGAGGTGGAGCGGAGGAAGTGGTAGGCGGCGAACAGCAGCCCTGCTGTCTCGGCCTGGCGGCGGAACGGCTGGAACTCGGTGTCCTGGATGCCTTGTCCGTCGGTGACCTTGGCGATAACGAACGTTGTCGCGTCCGTCGTCTTGATGTTCAGACCCGTCTGATAGTGCGAGACGTCAATTCCAAATACTGCCATACCAGATTCTTCGGCATGTCATCCCTTCGGCGGGTGTACGGTACCTCCATGGAGGAGTCAGATAACAACAACGAACGGGATCGGCTATGGGAATCCCTCTCCGAACTGGTCAAACTGAAGGACGGCCCTCGCGACTCCGACTACGAGCGGCGCAAGCCCCTGGCGTGGGCCGCAGCACGACGCGTATTGGCCTCGATCCCCCCACCGAAAAGGAACAGTCCATGACAGACCATGACATCAGTGAGGCGGCTGGCATGAACGCCAACGCTGTCGCCGTAGCCCACTGTCCCCGCTGCGGCAAAGCCATCCTCGTCGACGCCCTCATCAGGCGCGTCGAGTGCGAACGGGAACGCGGCCTGGTCGTCGAGTTCCAGGACACCTACATGACCCACCTCTGCGGACAGCCGTGACAACTGACGGTGTGGTCCGTCCTCGCCCTGTGAGTCGCTGCGAAGCTCTGTCGTACCTGATCCCCCACGGCAGCGAGAACAGGCTGCAGTGCCTGCTGGTGGCCCCGCATGAGGGGTATCTGCACTACGCCGTGTTCCCTGGCGATCCGGGCAGGTTCTGGATGTGGACCGACGAGGACGCCGTGGGCTGGAGCAGGTCGTGAGCACCGTCGGGGTTGTCATCCTTCTCGGGCTCATCGGGGTCGCGATCATCGCTGCCCTCATCATCGCGGGTTCCCGCAAGATGAAGTGACTCCTGTCCCGGGGGGCTTAGTTGACTCCTTCCCTCCCCGGGACAGGGCTATATCACAGGAGATATAAATGGGTGTTCTCGGTCAGCTTGGTCCTTGCCCCGTCTGCGGCCACCGGGCGATCCTCCCCACCGGACAGGTCCGCCGCCACCCGCCCCTCCACGGCGACCCGGACGCCATCTGCCCCGCGTCCCGCACCTGGGTCAACCATGAACCTCAGGTTCAGGGTAAAGACGAAGATCACAGTGTCAACGTCCGTTCAGAACCCCAGGAGTCTGCTATGCCCCCAAACCAGCCTGCCGCCCCACGCGAGTGGGACTACCAGATCACCGACCTGATCCGAACCGTCGACGGAGACACCGCCGACCTCACCATCGCGAAACGGATGGACTTCGGGTTCTACCTCCGCGAGGACAAGGAATGGTCCTCCCGGTTCCGGCTATTGGGTGGGGACGCGTTCGAGACCAACGAAGCCGGAGGCGCAGCCGCCACCAGGTTCACCAACGACTTCATCACCCGAGGCATCTCCGACGGCCTGCTACGTGGACAGACGTTCAAGGCCGACTCGTTCGGCCGCTGGCTCATCGACATCTACAGGGCCGACAACAGCGTCCGGTTGATCGACCAGCTCCGTGTCGAGGGCCTCCTGGACCCAACATCGAAATGGAACAAGCCATGATGCGGAAGAAGTGTCTGCACGGTGAACACAAGTTCATCACCAACGCTCCACCCGGTGCCCTCCCGTACGTGTACTGCGCCAGGTGGAAGTGCACGGCGACAGCGGTAGCGATCTGGGTCGACGCCGACATCGCCTACTCGCTGCACAACGCCATCCCTGAGGAGGACAGGTGGCCGCCTGTGGAACTCGGAGACGACGGCACCGTTGTCCGCACGTTAGGGGCACCCCATGAGTGACCGGGCCGTCATCGTCCTCACCTGGGACTACGACCCAAAGGTCGGGCCCGGCTTCGACGCCGTCATCCGCGCCGTCCGCCCCCACATGCTCGACGGGGTGCACGCCTACGCCGCCATCCGCGACACCGCGCAGGCGGTGCTCGACTGCTTCGACGAAGACGCACACCCCAGAGACGAAAAGGAACAGACATGAGTGACGCCAGTGAAGCGTTCTCCGCTATCGACCGGATCGAGGCCGGTGACTGGGATCAGTTCCTGCACCGGGTGCATGGTGCGATCCATCTGCGGCAGAGGACTGAGGCGTACCGGGCGAAAATCATCGCCGGACAGGCGGGGGACGAGTGAGCGCGTTCCTTCATGTGGCAGTCCTCTGCCTGGCGGTCATGAACGGTGTCGCCGTCGGAATCAACCTCGTCAACGAACGCTGGTACCTGGCCGCCTACAACCTCGCCATCGGTATCGCCCTCGCTCTCATGTGGGGCGAGAACAGGAAACTCAACCGGAAGAACAGGAACCTGAAGTGATCGTCTACATCTCCGGCCCAGTCACCGGCATCCCCGACTATGAACCCCCGTTCACGTCGGAGGAGGAGCTGCTCATCAACGAAGGCCACACCGTCATCAATCCCTGTAACGCCTTCCGAGGACAGGACGGCCTCTCGCAGGCGTTGTACATGAGGTTCCACATCCACTCCATCCTCATGGCCGACGCGATGGTTCTCCTTCCTGGCTGGAAGTCCTCGAAGGGTGCACAGTTCGAGGAACACATGGCCCGCACTCTCAACCTGCCTATCTACATCAGGCGCGGTGGGGAGCTGATCCTCCAATGACCGAGTACCGCCTGCCCGCCAAGTATGAGCACTCAGCAGCCTGCTACGACTGCGCCTATCAGAGCCCGTGGGTCGAGGACAAGTCCGAGGCCGACGACGCACGCATTGAGCATGAGGCCAACGGCCCCGCGCACAAGATCAAGGTGATGTCCCGACTGCAGCGTACCCGCGTCCTTCCGCCCGAAGGGACACAGCCATGAGTGACGCCAGCGAGGCGTTCAGCGCACTTATGACCGGGTACATCGCCGAGAACGACGCACGCTGGGTGCTGCTCCGCGAGGCGATGCGCTACGTCGAGTGCCACGAGGATGTGACCCGCAAGGGCGAGAGCCAGCCGTGCGAGAACATCGCCGTCGCCGTGCGAATCGACCCCAACGAGGGTGGCTTCTACCCGGTGTGCTCGCGGCACACGCGGCGACCGATGGTGCGGCTGGCCGATCTCGCAGCCTGCACCGTTCCGCACGCCCGCACCGTTCCGCCCGAAGGGACACCCGATGACTGAACGACAGACCGAAACAGAGTGGGAACACCAGCGGGCACAGAAAGAATGCGCGACCTACGGACACGACTGGGAAGTGATCGAAACGATGGCCGTCCCGCTGTACCTGGTATGCAACCGGCCATGCGGTGCGCCCACCTACCACATCCTCCCCGAGGAGCAGCCATGACCGACGAGAATGACGCACCCCGCCTGACCGACAAGCAGAGGCGCATCTATCTAATCCAGATGGTCAATGACATTCGTCTAGATTTCGGTGATGGAAAAGGAACTCTTGGCGAGGTTGCCGACAGGATGGGTAAGGAACTGGACGCCATAGTTGAAAAAGAGAAGTGCCAGCACGGTTGTCAGTATTACGCGCCACAGAATCAATGTCCTGACTGCCGAAGCCTCACCACGCCCGGGAAAGGGATGAGGCCATGACCGAACACACCGCCGAGAACGACGCACCGTTTCGTGACTGCGAGACGCCCGCCGAACTGCTCACTCAACTAGCCGGGGCGGCATCGGTGTGCTGGGAGCACGTTGAGGAGGCGGGGGTGTTCGACTCCGAGCAGGCTCTGAGGTTCGCGGATCAGGCGCTTGAGCGGTTGATCGAGATGGGCTGGTCGACCCCGTGACCAGGACCAAGACACGGATAACCACCATCCGGCTACCCGAAGACCTCTACACGAACGCCGAAACCGTCGCCCGCATAGACGGCATCACCATCTCCGAACTCATCAGACGCGCCATCCACGACCACCTGACCGCCGAAACAGCCGAACCAGGATTCAGAGACCGCCTCGAAGCTCGAATGGAACGCGACCGACGCATCATGGAACGCCTCACCCAGGACTGACCCCCTGTGAGGGGGGGGTAACCACCCCGACGTCAACGGGCGTTAGCAGTACCGTTCCAGCCGGAATCCCGATCCACCTTCCGGGTCCCATTCCAACCCGAATCATGATCCGTATGCCGCACACCCACCCTGGTCCCATTCCAACCAGAGTCACGCCGAGCAGACGCCGGACCCGCAGCCACAACACCAGCCGCCACAACACCCAAAACACTCACGCCCACCACCAGCAGACGCTTCCTCATCTTCTTCTTCATCATTCCCCCTACACGTACAGCCGACAGGGTTGTCGACACCTGTTCCCGTACCCACCCACCACCCTCACAACCAGGTTCCTTTACCACCCGCACCCCCAGACAGGAAAATCTTCGGCACCCGCCCATGACACCCCCCCACTTAGGCCCCAAAACGAGGGTTCAGACAACAAAACCTCCCGCCAACACCCCCCAAAACGCGAAAACATCCCGCCACAACACCAAAACACACCCCCAGCCCCACAAAACACCCACCCGTCAACACCCGTTCACACCAAACCCTATTTCGAGCTACCCGGTCTTATCGCGCCCGGTGACC